GCCGAGAATGGCGTCGTCAGTGAATACCAGAATGGCGAAAACCAATGGGGTACAAAAAAGAGTCCTGAATCTGACGTTTACAATACCATGATAAAAAACCATCTTTCTGTTATAAAGCAATTATGCGACCAGCTTCCAGACGTCGAATCAGTCCAACCGGCTGAAGACGAGCTGATTGCTTTTGTTAAGCGAGCTGGTAGAAAATGACAAACTATATTCTGGAATATTGGGACAAGATTCAATCTGGCGAGGTAGTGGCTTGCAGGCGACTAAAACAACAAATAAGCAGACTGATAGAAGAACTTAAGAACCCACGTGACCCGTGGGTTTTTGATTTAGAAAAAGCTAATAGGCCGATTGAGTTTATTGAAAACTTCTGCCGGTTGTCGGTCGGTTCGCTTGGTCAAAAAGTAAAGCTAGATATATGGCAGAAAGCAATTATCCAAGCTGTATTTGGCTTTGTTCATAAAGAGACTGGTTTAAGGCGAATACGTGAATTATTTATTTTGATAGGCCGTAAAAATGGTAAAACTTCTTTACTAGCCTGGATATCACTTTACTTGCTAGTGGCCGACAACGAAGGCGGAGCAGAGATTTATTTCTTGGCTACCAAGAGGGACCAGGCAAGAAAAGGATTTATCGAATGTTCTAACGTGGTTAGCCAAAGTGCTGACTTGCGCAGACATATACGCAAGAGAAAATCAGACCTCTACTTTCCGTTAACGTTCTCTAAGATTGAACCTCTGGCAAGTGAATCTAACAGCTTAGACGGTCTAAACTCTCATGGTATCATTATCGATGAGTTACACGCTATCAGAGATAGAAATCTGTACGACGTTATGAAACAGTCAATGTCAGCACGTCAGCAACCAATGTTAGTCATGATTACGACTGCGGGCTTTGTTCGTGAATGTATCTTCGATTCTATTTTTGAATATGCTTGTGACATACTAGACGGGAAAATTGAAGATGAGAGGTTCCTAGCTTTTATATACGAGCTAGACGATCGTTCCGAGTGGACAGATTTTCGCATGTGGGAGAAACCCAACCCCGGCCTAGGCACTATTAAGAATTATGATGATCTAGCCGCAAACGTAGAACGCGCAAAAAATGATTCTGGCTTCCTTCCAACACTGCTTACTAAGGACTTTAATGTCAGAGAAACGGTCGCTGGTTCTTGGTTGACATTCGAAGAGGCTAACAATGAAGAAGTGTTTGATATGGAGGAACTAAGAGGCTGTTATGGTGTTGGGGGCGTGGACCTTTCGGCCACCACAGACTTAACTTCTTCTAGCATCGAATTAATGAAGCCAGGCAGTAGCAAAAAATATGTAATTAGCCATAGCTTTATGCCGGCTGATACGTTAGATCAAAGAGCCAAAGAGGATAAGATTCCTTACGATGCTTGGCACAAGAGAGGGTTAATAACAGCTTGCCCCGGCTACAAGGTAGACTATAGATATATAACAGACTGGTTTATAAAATTAAAAGAAGAGTTCGGTATAATCGCTTACTGGGTTGGTTATGACTCCTGGAACTCTCCGGCATGGGTTGAGGACATGGAAATGCGGATAGGTTACAGAAACAAAGACACGCTTATCCCTGTCAGCATGGGAGCAAAAACCTTATCTGGTCCTATGAAAAACTTGAAAGCCGACCTAGCTGCAAAAGATATCAATTATAACAATAATCCTGTGCTGAAGTGGGCGCTAACTAACGTATCTATGGAGACAGACAAAAACGAAAACATTAGGCCTGTGAAAGGCCGAAACCAACGCCAACGCATTGACCCTGCGGTGGCTGTTTTAATTTCCCATACTGTTTTAGAAAACAATTATGAAGATTATAGAGGGTTGATAGGGTGGTGATGAAGTGGCAGAAAGACGTAGCTTATTTAAAATGATGTTCCCGAACTCGGGAGGGCAAAAGAAAACAGTAACTCAAGTTCAAATGCTCTCTGGTTACAGTCCAACATTTACGCCTTGGAATAACAAGCCTTACGAAGCCGAAGCCGTCCGTTCCGCAGTAGATTCTATAGCAAGAAACGCGGCCAAACTCAAAGCCAAGCATATTAGACGTTACGGCAAAACAATAGAACATGTTGGCGGGCAGATTGAGAAGTTGCTGGCAACCAGACCAAACCCAAACATGAACGCTTACGATTTTTATTACAAGATGATCACCACGCTGTTAATTGACAATAATGCTTTTGCTTATCCACATTGGGATGGCTTTAACCTGGTGGCAATATGGCCAATAAACTGCCTGTTTGCTGAATTTGTGGAGGATGCCACAAAAAGGCTTTTTCTGAAGTTCTATTTCGCTGACGGTGAACAGCTGGTGTTACATTACCCCGAAGTTATCCATCTCCGAAGGCATTTTTATGCAAATGACCTGCTTGGAGAGCCTAACAAACCAATTAATGCGACGCTTAGCGCAATGCACACGACAAACGAAGGGCTAGCAGAATCAGTTAAAATGTCAGGCAGTCTTAGAGGTATTATTAAATACTCTGGAATTTTGAACGATACAGACTTAGAAAAAAATAGACAGCGTTTCATCAAAGAGTACATGACCATCCAGAACGCGGGCGGTATAGCCGCACTAGATGCTAAAGCTGACTACCAGGAACTAAAAGCAGAAATAAAAACAATTAACTACTCGCAGATGAAGGAGCTCAGGGACGCAGTCTTTCGTTATTACGGTACCAACGAAAACATTGTCATGAGTAAGTATAAGGAAGAAGAGTGGGACGCTTTTTACGAGTCTGTCATTGAGCCTATAGCTTTGCAAATGAGTCTGGAATTCACGACAAAACTGTTTACTGTACGAGAGCTAGGCCATGGCAATGAAATAGTATTTGAGGCCAACAGACTGCAATATGCATCTACGACAACCAAACTCAACTTACGGGAAATGGTCGATCGAGGCGCGTTGACTCCAAACGAGTGGCGAGAAGCTTTCAATCTTGCACCTGTCGAGGGTGGGGACAAGCCAATTAGACGTCTAGACACCAGGCCCACAAACGAAGACGAAAACGGAGGTGATGACGATGGCGGCACCGATACAGACGATCAAAAAGGAGATA